AAGGGAAGAATTACACCCATTTTTTAAATTTAATAGTTTTGCTAGAAACAATGGCATGAGTCCTATTGAATATTACTCTACTTTAGGTTTTGAGGAAAAAGACGAGTACAAGTATTACCCAACAGAACTTCAAGAATTAGAAAAAAATTATCAAGGATTTAAAACTAATATAAAAATAAATGAAAGAGCAGAGAACTTATTAGATTTTGACGACATGATAGAATATTTTTATAAAATAAAAGAAGCAAAACCAAAGTATGCTCATGTTAAAGTTTTAATTGTTGATGAAGCTCAAGACTCTAGTGCTATTCAAAGAGAGGCTGAAAAAGCTTTATCTGCAAACGTAGATTACTTTTACAAAGCAGGTGATCCAGACCAGTCTATATTTGAGTTTTCTGGGGCTGATCCAGATGCTTTTCACAAAGAGTTTGCAAACCCTGAAATAGAACTAGAACAAGGATACAGGTGCCCACGTATTGTAAATGATTATTGCAAAAAAATTATAAAAGATGTTTGGGAACATTATGAATATTCTAGAGTATGGGCACCATTAAAAGACAAAGAAACTCAAGAAGTTATTGAAGGTGAGAAGTATATGTTAAGAGATCTAGAGCAGGACGAAAATGCGGCTGAGTTGAAAAGACGTATATTAGAAACTCAAGAAGATTTTGTATTTACGTACAGAGGGAATGATCCAATATTAACAATGAAGTATTTAATGAAGTTAGGCATTCCTTTTCAGATGCCATATAATGATTTACAAAAATTAAAAAGAAAAAAAATATTTGAAGACCCTTCAAGACAAATAAAGAATCAAAGATTCTTTTTGCAACTGGCAAATGGTGAAAGCATTGCTTTAAAAGAAATAAAACAAATATTAAAATCAGTTAATCCTTATTATCTTGGTGTAAATTATAGTTTAGAAAAAATGGACTCTATAGCTAGAGGTAGTTATACTTTAGATTATTTAATAGAAGACGGTTTTCTAAAACCTGGTGTAAAAGACATAGATGATTTTCAATTAATAAGCATTACACGTAATATTTTTATGAAGAATTATATCAAAGATATAGTGAATAGTAACAGAGACATAGAAAAAAAGAGAGTGTTTGTTGAAAACATACATACAATAAAAGGTAAAGAATTTGACAACGTGGTGTTAGACTTAACTTTAACAAGAACAGAAGATTTATTTTCTAAAAAAAGAATGAAATATGTTGCATGTTCTAGAGCAAAGAAAACGTTGTGGCTAATTAAAAGTAAAACTAAATTAACATTAGAAGGAGAGGAGGATAAAGATGACAAGTAAGGATATATTTGATGATGCATTTCCACAAAGTCGCCAGGTAGGTGGGAAACATTACAAAGACATGGTCATTCAACCGTATGAGTTTATTTCTAAAAATGATCTATCGTTTTTTCAAGGCAACGTTATAAAATACGTATGCAGGTACAAGTTGAAAAATGGTATACAAGACTTAGAAAAGATTATACACTACTGCGAGTTGGAAATAAAAAAATTGAAAGATACTAAATGAGACCACCTGAGCCTTCTGAGATAGATATAAAAGATGGTGAAACTGTTGCTGTTGACTTAGAGACACACGATCCACAACTAAAGACCCACGGATCAGGGGCCATAGTTGGTAAGGGTAAAGTGTGTGGAATTGCTTTAGCATTCGCAGATGAAAAATTATACATACCTATAAGACACAGGTACCCTGGACAAAATGAAGATCCTAAACTTACATGGAGAGTTTTAAATAAAAAGATTTTTCAAAACGATAAAATAAAAAAAGTATTTCACAATGCAATGTACGATGTTTGTTGGATTAGAGCAGAGTCTGGTCTAATGCCAAAAGGTCCTTTGTATGATACTATGGTTGCCGCATCTATAATAGACGAAAACAGAACCGGGAAGAAAAGATATACTTTAGATTCTTTAGCTAGAGATTACCTAAAAGAGAACAAATATAAAAACGATTTAGCAGAAAAAGCAAAAGATATAACAGACGATCCGATGTCAAACATGCACAAACTACCTTGGGGTATGGTAAAAGATTATGCAGAACAAGATGTAAGCTTAACTTTGAGACTATGGAATATCTTTAAAAAAGAACTTAAAAAGCCAATAAATACAGGTGTTAATGAAAAAAGTTTAGAAAAAATTTTTGATTTAGAAACTAGATTATTTCCTTGTCTTGTTGAAATGAGATTCAGAGGTGTAAGGGTAGATGAAAAAAAGACAAAAAACTTTGGTCAAGAATTATTAATAGAGCAACAAAAAATATTACAACAAATAAAAGATGAGACAGGAGTTGATATACTTTTATGGGCTGCAGATTCTTTTGAACCATTACTAAAACAACAAAACATAACAGATTATAAAGTTACACCAAAGACTGGTAGACCAAGCATAACTAAATTATACTTAGAAACACATTCAAATAAATATTTAAAGTTAATTGCAAAAGCTAGACAGTTAAACAAACTACAAAATACTTTTGTAAATAGTATTTTAAAATACTCATACAAAGGTAGAATACATGCTGATATAAATCAAATTAGATCTGACACTGGTGGTACAGTGACAGGAAGATTTTCAATGAGTAATCCTAACCTGCAACAGATTCCTTCAAGAACAGAACAAGGTAGTAAGATAAGAGAATTGTTTCTACCTGAAGAAAACTGTAAGTGGGGATCGTTTGATTATTCACAACAAGAACCAAGACTCGTAGTGCACTATGCTTTAAAATTAAAAGATCAAGACATATCAGGAGCAAAAGATATGGCAAAAAGATATAAAGAAGAACCAGATACAGACTTTCATGACATGGTGGCAGAAATGGCATCAATAACAAGAAAACAAGCTAAAACTATTAATTTAGGCTTATTTTATGGTATGGGTAAAAACAAATTAGCTAGATCATTAGAGTTAGAAGATGATGAGGCAAAAGATTTATTTGAACAGTACCACAGGGAAGTGCCTTTTGTAAAACAATTGGCAAATAGTTTACAGAAATACGCAGAAGAAAACAAGCAGATATATACTTTAGAAGATAGATTTTGTCGTTTTAATAAATGGGAACCTAGAGATAAATATTGGAATGCAGAGGAAGGTAGGTTTGTAGTTCAAAAATATAAAGATGACGAGAACGGAGTAAAACAAATTGTAGAGGAGCAGGTGCCTATCTTAGATGGTGTCGACGAGGCTAAAGATTATTATAAAGCAAACAGATCTTTAGAGCAACATAGACAAGATCCTTTTGCTGAAAATTTTGAAAGTTTTTGTCAGCCTGCTTTTACTTATAAAGCTCTAAATAGATTAATACAAGGGTCTGCAGCAGATATGACAAAAAAAGCAATGGTATTATTATTTGAAGAAGGTATTGTTCCTCACATACAAATACATGATGAGTTATGTTTTTCTATTGAAACAAAAGAGCAAGCTGAGAAAATAAAACGAATTATGGAAGACGCTATTAAATTAGAAGTGCCTAACAAGGTGGACTATGAATCAGGACCAAATTGGGGTACAATTAAATGAGGAGTTTTTATGGCTTATTTAAATGCAAACATACCTGTGGAATATGCACAGATAAGGAGAGAATATTTATATGACTTACGAAAACATCATGGAGAAGTTGAAGACTGCATTATCTTTGGTGTCACGTGTATTACTGGTCGCGCTTTATTATTTCATGCGATCATGGAAAACGGTGCAATCTTTTACCGCCTCCCTATTAGCGCGTTTATTCAAAGAGGATATAAACCTGATGACGTCCCGAAGAGAAGACTTGATGAACTTCAGCTCTGGAACTCTTTTAGTTATTATCCTTCTGTTCATTGTTGGGATATTTTAGAATCACAAGCTGGTAAATATATAGGTAAAGATAAAAAATGGCACCATGGTAAATATTTATTTACTGTTGACTTTGCACATCCTGAAGCTAATATACTTGACACTGATCATTCAGAGATACCGCACGAACACAAGTGCGCTCACGTACTTGCATTAAATGATGGCAACTACGCAGCACAACCTAACAACAGATTAATTTGGGACATACCGTCGTTTACGGTAAAAGACCAGGTGCCT